CAATACCATAATGGAACATTACTTCTTTGAATGGATTTGATTTGTTGAACTTAGACGGAACAATACGAATTACTGATTTGCCTACTGGTGGTATCCAGAAATTTTTAGCGCGGTCGTCATTTTTAGCACCGCCCTTACCTTTGTTTTGCAACGATTGCATACGTTGTTTGATAGCGTTTAAATCCATAACTAATTATTGTTTTTTAAATATACGGTAAATATAGCATCTGAGATGCCGGAGGCCAAACTTAGAGATTAACTATCTTATGAATAGTTGTTTCTAGTTTTCTTAAGTCAGGGCCGTTTGTTAATAAAATGGTATTTTTGTAATCATTCCATTCTACTTTAAAATTAGGATCGGCCACACCATTATTTAATGTCTTTACTAAAGTATTTAAAGCATTAATCGTATATAATGTGTTTGACTCTTTCTTACGATGTAATAAGATAGTATTAGGTAATACTGATGTAGTACTTAAATTACCTGGATCAATGTTGTATGTGCAGATAAGTTCATCACTATCCTTAGATTCTAAGATAAAAATCTTATTGAATAGGATATTGTATCGACCCTGTATGGTCTCTAATGTTTCTGATATGTCTTCCTTCTTTGAGAAGGTTGCGAATAACTTATTTGCCAACTCTTGTATGGTTATATTATATTCCATAAATATGTTATTTTTTTATTAAAGCGCTATAATTCTCGCCAACACTCATGCGAGTTGGGAATCCATCGGCTTCTAATTCTTGTTTAATTTTAGGTAATAATGTTTTAACGTCTTCCTTAGCCACGTCCAATAGAATTGAATCGTATGTGTATAATACTATTTTAGTTTTCTTACCGTCTAACAATTTTAATACACGTTCTAATGTTAATGTATTATAGTATGTTTCATATGCCTGGATAAGATAACTTAATATTTTATTTTTATTTGGGTTTTCTATTCTAACTTTATATATGTTGGTTCCCCATGGTAATTTTAATCTATTTGTATTTTTAAATTCTTCCCATTGATTATCTAACCATTCAGTTAATTTAGCAAAAAATGGGAACCATGCGTATTCGTCTCTAATACCACCATATAAATTTTGAAACATTATTTCTTTAGGCACTTCATCATATGGTTCACCTTCAAATTCATATCCTATTGCTTTAGCAATTATACGTGGATGGTATGCACTGTAATCAAACTCAACAAACATATAATTATTTGGTTCGAATGATTCGCGCGCGCCGTCCTTAGGAAGCGCGGCGAAATTAACGCCATTAAAGGCGTTTGACGGACGATGAGTTAAATTATATAGATTATATTGAGTAAAAACTGTATTCCCGTAAATCGAATTATCTTTCCAAGTAGTTTCAAAATGTTTATTAAACTTACGTGGATCAATACCTATACCATTTTTCTCAATTTGATGGAATACATTGGTAAAATTATAATTTAGGAATACACTAGATACTGCGAATTTAGAAATTAGTCCTCTTTCTTTTACATTCCAATAAATTTTTTCCCATTTTTCATAATGTTTAGGTATGGGTATAAGTGTACTTAATTCTTGTAAGTAATATTTTTCACGATTAAAATCAATGTGGACTTTAGTATCAAATTGTGATTCGTCTATATTACTATGAAAATTTAAATCAATTAAATTATGTCCTGGTAGAAAATATAAATGGAATTTCTTATCCAAAACATAAACTGTGTTAATACTAGATATAAATTCCTTAACTGTTTCCCAATCTAATTTAAATGCTTCACTATGGTCAATAGGTAAAATATAACCTTTTTCTCCATCGTTATAATATACTAAACATGGTTTTGTTAGAGATGGATGACGATTATCATTTGTAGTAATGATATTAACAAAACATTTATCATGTTCTGGTTTGCCTAGATAATCTAGTTGTTCTTTTGTCTCTACTATATAAAACATAACCTTTATTATTAGGTTAAATATATAGTATAAAACTTAGGTGCCCAAACTATTTTTCTATATGTTTTTTATTTTTATTATGGACAAGCATCTATGTAATTTGTTGTAATACCATCTATTGTGGCATTACTAGTATAAGAAACACTTGAAGTCAGAATACTTGAGCTATTAAATCCACAATTATAATTACCACCATGAACACTATCAATTATTTGAACCTCAGTGAAATCAGGTGATGTGGAATATAGTTCGTAAGCAATTACATCGCTACTTGTAACTGTAAATGAACCACCACCCATTCCATATTGATCAACAATTATACTACTATTCTTGTATACTTTTAAATTATTTGTTCCTGTAGTGATGAAATTATTTGACCAAGTAATTGTGAATGTAGATGGTGCTAATGAAGGTGATGGTGTTACACTTGGTGTTGGTGTAGGTGTTACACTTGGTGATGGTGTTGGTGTTGGAGAAGGTGGTACTGGTGAGTATGTAGATACATTAATATCATAAGTTCCTCCTGCTACTACAGTAAAATTAGGTGATGCGTTAAATTCTACTAAACCACTATTTGGATACAATGTTGTACTTCCATCAACAATTATTCCTGTGTTATAAGTTATGTAACCTCTCATAGTTGCTGATATCCAAGTATGCCAATATGAAGGTGGATTATCAGTAAATGAATATACACGTAATCTTAATGTTGTTCCTGCTGGTACTGTAAATGTTCCACTACCTCCTGTTAATTGGTCTATATAAACAGCTCCATCACTAACTCTAGTAACTTCAAAGTTAGCGTCAATAAATGTTGATGGATCACTATATTCACTTAATGACCAGTTAATTGTTGCTGGTATTGGTGAAGGGGTTGGTGTGACACTTGGAGTTGGTGTTATTGAAGGAGTATTACTTATAGAAATACTAGGTGTAGTACTTACACTTGGTGTAGCACTTATACTAATTGAAGGTGTATTAGAAATACTAACACTAGGTGTTATACTAGGTGTAGCACTTATACTAATACTAGGGGTGATTGAAATACTTGGTGTAATTGAAATACTAGGTGTTGTACTTATGCTTGGTGTCTCACTTGGGGTGACACTTATAGAAACACTAGGTGTTACACTTGTACCAATACTTGGAGTCACACTAGGTGAGGCTGAAATACTAATACTAGGGGTGTTGCTTATAGAAACACTAGGTGTCACACTAATACTAGGTGTGATTGAAATACTTGGAGTAGCACTTACACTTATTGAAGGTGTAATACTAGGTGTTTCACTTACACTAATTGACGGGGTTAAACTAATTGAAGGAGTTAAACTAATTGATGGTGTTGGGCTAATTGAAGGCAATAATACTGGTGATGGAGGAGCTTTATCAACTACTCGCTCATAAACACCAAGATAAAGATCAGTATCAGACAAAGCTGTTTCATTATATGAACTATAATTTTCAACTTTATTACTTGATAGTGTTATACGAGCAAATTGAGTTAAATCAGTTAAATATAAAAATAACTCAGGAATTTTTAAAGCTGCTTGTTGTATAGATCTTAAATTAGTATCACTAACGCCTGATGATACTCTTACATTATCATTATAAACATCATGGCTTGGACCTATTAACATCCATGGTAATGTAATGAAATCATAATAAGCTGTTACTTGTCTATCTCTTGAAAAAAATAAATAATTGCTAGAATTTAATTCTATAATATAAGGCTGTTCAGAGATTTTTAATTTAGCTATATAACGAATGAAATATCCTTTACTATAATCACTTGGTGTTGGTTGTATAATATCTCCTTGTAAAAGAGGAGTAGATAAATTTGTATTAAATTTTTCAGTGAATGGTTTATTAAAAGCCTCATTATGAGCATAAAAATTATTATCGATAACTCCATTAAAAACAGGATTAATCTCATTTAATAAAACAGACTGATAAGTATGTGTTTCTCCTGTCCAATATCTTCCTTGATTGTCTTTATGATAAAAACCAGTATAGTCAGCCCCTCCATACAGTAATACATACTGTCCTCCTTGTGTGTAGCCAGTTTCAATTATTTGTGAAGGTGATAAATACATATTTTTTATTTTTAATCAATCCATCTTGTTTTTCTACCACTAGCTCCTGATTCTAAACTATAGAATGTTGTGTAAGCTCTTGGGTTAACATAAGTACTATTAGCTCCCCATTTATTTGATATAAAACTAGAAACTCCATTAAGTAAATACCATTGAAATAATTTATTAATTTCTAATTCTACTTGTACTTTACCACCACCTGCTTTTTTATCAATATCAGTTCCTGGTTCTACTTTATATGCTGATTTTAATGTATTAATTGGGTTAAGTCCTAAATATTGAGATTTATAGAAAAATATATCATTGACAGAAATAGTGCTAGTATTAATAGTTGAATAATCTTGAGTACCTATTACTTCTTCATTAAATTTCATTAAATCATCTTCTAAATTTACAATTAACCCACCACCACCAGGAAGTTTAGCATTAACTAAATCATTAAATGTAGATGGGAAATCTGGTAAGCCTAGTGGTTTAACTATATTATACCATTTTTCGAGATAACTATTTCCAGTTTTAGCCTTATTATAGAATGGAAGATCATTTTTAATCACACCAGCATATGCTTTAACAAAACAACTTGTAGCTCCAGTTTCAGTTCCTGTTTTAGAAAAAGATTCACTACCAACAGGTTCTCCCCAATATAAAGAAGCAGCGGTAAGATTTCCGTTATAAGTTATAAAGTTACCATCAATTGGTAAATCATCAGTTTCAGTTATACCTAATTTATTATATTTTTTATTAGCCATTATAGGCGCGGAAGGATCATATTCTAAACAACCGGCGTCTCTACCTACTTGTAATATACCAACAGTTAAATAAGTTAAATAATCAGCCATAGCTAAAGCTAAATAACTATTAGTTTTTTGTTGTTTACTTATTGATACTATAATATTTTTAATTTTCTTTTTCCAATCAATTCTTCCATTATTAGAAATTTTATCATTTTCAAGTAAACACATTTGTGTTTTTAAAGTAGTAGTCCAATCATTATTTTGAAGAATATGAGATACTCCTGTTATTATAAGACCAACTTTACTATTTGTATAAGCACTTGGTAATACAGATTCATCAACAGTGAATATTTGTCCTATAGTAAATCCAGATATACCATCTAAAGTAATCTCTAATTCAAGAGGTATAATAGCTTTAAAATCTAAATCCTTACCATCAAGTTGTAATAAAAAACTCTTTAATAAAGATGAAGTATTAACTATTTCTTCTGAAGATGGAATTCGTACAATGTCAATATTACCTCCAGCTAAAGGAACACCTAAAACTTTTCTTCGCAAATAATCTCTTATAGATATAAAGTTCTTATATATATCATAATAATATTCTAAATCTTTAGGAATTGGTTTACCATTAACATCTACTCTTGTAATTGCTGGTGGTTTTGTTATATATGCTCCATTTATTAATCTATCACTTAATCCTTTATTAAATGCTTGTTGAGTGGATGAATATATATCACCAATATTTTGTTGCTCACCTGAAGCTGCTGCTCCAATAGCTATCATAGAGGCTTGCTCTGAGAATATACGAGAATTAATTTTAACATCTCGACATATACTTTTAAGACCTATAAGGTTAAATTTAAATTTTTTATTGTAAGCGCCATCTCCAGCTGATGTTTCTAAGTATTTAGCATCAATTATATGAATTAAATTTCTAGTAGTATAAACTTTAAAGTCATTAATACCACCTAAGGCAAACGATATTTCTTCTAATAATGCTTGTAAATAATCAATAACAGAAACACCATCACTAGTCATTATTCTTCTATAAACTTCAATAATTTTTGAAATACTAATAAGAAGACTACCCAACTCACCTGTGTAAATTTGATCTTTATGACTATTTAAAGAATTACTTTTAGGTACAACAAACTTATCACCCCAAAAATATGCTGAATTTGCATCAAAAGAAGATGAAGGCATTGGATCAGAAGGAACAATTGATGATGGAGTTAATTCATAGAATCTAGGATAAAATCCTATAGGAAATGGAGCAGGTCCAGTATATTCAGTTATAAATGAAGCATAAGGATTAGATAGTAAACATGTTGTTGGATCTATAGATACTGAATCTTCACAGACTAAGCATTCAGTTGTACTGGGTATTACAATATTAATTATTTGTCTACCTGTTTTAGCGTTTTTTGGTAAAAAGAAAGTATTAAGTATAGCTATTAAATCATCAAATGTAATATATTCAATAGCTGAACCATCTGATTTACCATCTGTTGGTTTTAAAAATCCAAGATTTGAAGTGCCAGAAGGAGTTTTTAAACTTATTGTAGATATATAATTACCATCATAATAAGTATTAGTTGAATTATTATAAAGCTTATATGTATTTCCATTAATCGCCGATACAATATTTTGAAATGAAGCGGTAACTTGATTTTGAATTTGTTCTGAATTTATTTTTCTTTGAGAGTCACTTACAGCAGCGTCATATTTTATATAAAATTCTCCTCCAGCATCTAATATCTCTCCTTGGTTCATAAAAGCTTTAATGTTTAAGAATATTTTTTCAAATAAACTTAATACAGCTCTTTCTTGTTGAGCACCAGTAGCATCATAAGTACTTTTAACATAGTCTGTTCTGCTAATATTGCTATCAACAATAGTGTATGGATTACTACTACTTTTAATTTCAGTTAAAACTTCACCTCTTGATATTAATGTTGTTGAACAATCAAAACCTCCATTTGGCATTAATTGCCAAGAAAAGTTTTGAATATATCCAATCATAGCATCATAATTACCTTTATATTTAGATACATTTTTATCTATAGCATCATATAAACCATCTTCAGTCCATGATGCAAAAGGATCAATAGGTCTATCAGTGAAATTTTTTAAACTAGTTTGAAAAGGATCAGGTGTTTTGTTTATACCTCCAGCTGAAGCAGGATGATCTATATATTGTGACCATCCCCATTCTACAAGAACTGTGTAACCAACTCTCATATATAATTTTTCAAGTTGGTCTAATTGATGTCTATCCCAACATTGATATCTAATTACAGTTTGTCTTAATGAGCCATAAGCTCCTTTATTTGATACAGAAATAGAAGTAATACCTGGCATTGGTCTATAACCAAATGGGCGTTCATTATCATTATTAGCTAAATCATTAGCATAAATACCATCTTTTTTAGCTACTCCTGATCTTAATTCATTACCAAATGGTACTCCTCCTTCTAGAATCCATTTTTTAGATAAAGCATCTGATGAATTGGTGTTAACAAAAGAAGCCATCCTTACCCATGAATTTTTTCCAGTTGTATATCTCAAAAATTCATCTTTTCTTGAGCCGTTTACAATAGATTCACGAGCTTTTAATTGGGCGGCTATTTCAGGGGCTAATGTTCCTTTAAAAATAGACATAACTGATTTATGAGTTTAGGCGTTTGTAATCGTTTAATATATCATATACATTTGTTGGTATTCTTAATTGATACCCAATAGTTGGATATAGTGAATCATTTGGTAAGTCAGGGTTAGCTATAGATAATATCCACCATAATGATGGATCTTTATAAAACTGATTTGCTAAATTATCTAACCTATCTCCTCTTATCGTATATAAATATACATCATTCTCTGATAAAGGAATGTCAGGGTATCTAACTGATTCTCTATACCTAATTATCTTAGGGTATTGAACAGTTGGTTTTGTTTGTATTATTGGAATATCTTCATATCGATCCATGATAATAAATATGACTTTAGTCAAAATTTAATTATTTATCGTATGCTGAAATAAATGGAATTATGTTTTTGCTATTTACCCTTCTTGGTAAGAAATTATGGATAGGTTTAAATGATAAGTTTACCTTTATATGTTTAGGTAATTCAAAATAATTATTTAACACATCCTTACCATCAGAACCTTTAGTAATATATGTATCTTGCCCAATTTCCCAATGTGTATCTAACATTCCTGATAATTTAATATCAGTGAATACTCCTGGTTGTCTATATAAATAGTCACCTACAGTTAGGTAGGCTATATTTCCTCTCATTCTATTAGCACTATTATAATCAGGAGCAAATGATGAAAGTAAATAATTTAATTTTTTATATATTGGTTTCATTTCTTCAGGAGAATGAGTGTATATAGTAAATGCTACACTTATATCTCTTGTAAAACCTTCATAAACATAAAATTCTTCACCACGTCCCATATAACGATATGGATTCCATTTAGCACTCATACCGTCATTAAAATCATCAATATAAGCTCTAAATGCTAAAACATCTGTAAGTACATTTCCCGCGGCATCAGTTGATTTATCATTATTTAAAAATTCAATTCTAAATTTAATTATATCTTTACCATACATTCCCGCAACCTTATCTTTAAAATCTGTTAATACATCTTCGCTTTTTTTATCTTTTTTATCATAAAATTCAGTACTATCTGTAATATCAATAACATTAATAGAATCAATTTTTCTTGTTGTTGTATTTTTATTTCCATTATGAGATACACCATATGTTATTTCAACATTTGTAGTTTCAGCTCTTGTTGAAGAAATAGATGAATTATTAACAGGAATATATGTTTTTTCTTTATTATCAAGAGAACTAAAAGATATTCTAGATATATCACTGTAACTTAAAGGAATAAAACCATTAAGTATATTAGCTTTATTTTTAGGATCTTCAGCGTTATTAGTAATATTTGTTCTTTGATCTGATTCTGTTTTTATAACAGTATATCCTATTCCATATAAACTTTTTGGTCCTCCAAAAGTATTAGATAAAATTACTGAGTTAGTTCCTATTCCTTTATTTGTAACATCAAATGTAATTACTTTATTTAAATTTTGTAAAAGTCTATTTGGTAAATAAGCATAAGCTTGTTCTTGTTTTATTGTTGATTTAGAGCTGCTTTGTACTCCTACATCATTTAATGATGTACCACCAACAATTCCTTGTAATTGTTGACTAAATATTTCCTTAACAGCATCTTGTGGACTAGCCCACATAATCACCTCATCTCCTTCAGCATTTAATTTTAAAAGTGTAGGTTTACCCTTCTCATTATCTGGGCCTCTATTGTTAAAAACTTTTACTCCATTAATTACTTTAGATTCTCCTGGCTGTGGAAAAGAAAGGATTTCACCTGGTTTAGCTGTTTCAGCTGTTGCTTGGGGAAAAACACCAAATTTATCTTTTTTAACATAACTTCTTGATCCAGCGACAGTATTATCTCCTGATTGAGCACTTAATCTATTATTATCTCTAGCTATTTTTTCATAATTATATCCTGCTCCAGCTGGGAGAGGAAGCACACCATGTCTTTGAATATGAATACCAAAGGCGTTTGCAGGTACTTGAGCTAATGTGTTAGCGCCCCCATTATATATTCTAGTTGGTACTAAAGGATTATAAGAAACTGGAGAATTATTTAGATTTTTAGGAAGTACAAGATTACCTGATTCATTTCTATCCTTTTGGACTCCCGCTTCTGTTTCTAAACGAAGATTTGATAATTGTAATCCAACTTGTTTGATTATAAAAAGACCACCTTTATTAGATTTATATAAAAAGTTACTTATTCTTTCAAAATCTTTTCGTGATGCTAAAGCAACATTTAGAGCTCCTCCTCGAATCAATCCTTCATCTCTTGTTGTGAATTGATCTTTAGTAGCTGGTATTTTTGGTTTTGGAGAGTTAGTCACATTTGGATTAGTGACAGTACTAGCAAAAACTCCACTATTAGTAACAGAGTTATAATAGGGAGCTAGGTTTGACCACGCTTTATCTAAGTCTAAAAATGGCATTTATTTTAATTTAGTATCTTCCTTCTTTAGGTCCTTTATTTGTGTAAAGACCATTAATTGGTAATCCACTTCCATCTAAAGTAGAGGCAGGAACAAATACTGTAAATCTGCCTTTACCATACTTTCTTCCAGTTAACAAATCTTGTGAAGATTGTAAAATATTATTTTTAGCTTTAGCTTGAATATCTGAAGTAGTCATTTGTTCTACACTTTCAAATGGAGCTTGAGTTTTACCTTGTAAACCTAAACTACTAAACGGTAATCTTTTATTAAGTGTAAGTCCAGTACCTGTAGATGAATTAAATTCAGCAGCTGCTCTAGCATTAGGTGATCCTAATGAATTAGAATATTGTTGAGGAGTTACTCCATTTAAATCTAATGTTGATGGAGCTACTTTAGTTCTGTTTTGAGCAGTTCCATATATTCTTCCAGATATTAAATCTTCAGAAGATACTAATTGATTATTTTTAGCTAAGGCTTGGATATTAGATGAAGTACGTTGTCCTTCATCCTCAAACTTAGGTCCTGGTTGTCCTTTTAAGCCTAATAAGCCTGTTTTTAATTTGTCAAATAATGCCATGGTTTTATTGTTTTATATAAATATTTGTTAATTAATCAAATTTACCAGCTGTACCATACTGATCTAAACCAGTATTTACTTTTTCAGGACCTAAGTAAACATTTAGAGGTCTAACAGCTAAATCTTCTAACATTTCTTGAGTTTTCTTATTAGCTGCGGCGTTAGCTGCTTTATCTGCTTCTTCTTTTTCTCTAGATGCTTTCATTTCACCTACTAATCCCCATACACCACCAATAATACCTCCGATAGCTGCACCCCATGGTCCAAACATCATTCCCATACCTGCGCCTGTAGCGGCACCACCTAAAGCACTAACTGTTGTTTTACCAGCTCCTGGTTCCATACTTGAAGCAGCTGAGTTTAAAGCCATACCACCAATACCTAATCCTAAACCTAATCCCATAGCACCCATTGATCCAGCAGCGAATTTTCCTCCAGTTGCTGTAGATGGAATCATTATTCCTCCAGCTGGGGCTCTACCTCCACCAGGAAGAAATTGTCCTCCTTTATAAAAAGTTCCTGCTTTACTTCCACCAAGCATTCCACCAGGAGTCATACCAGCACCTCCCATTCCTTGATTTAAAACATATTGGTAACCTGGGTTAATGCGACTACCAGGAGCACCTAACATTCCTCTTAATCCACCAGCCATTAATCTAGCTACACCTAATATAGCTGGAAAACCTAATAGTAATGCTCCTAAAGCACTACCTAATTTTCCGCCAGTCATTTCTCTAAATGTTTTAACTATTGATAAAACACTTTCAAGAGCACCTTTTATCATTAAACCAAATTCTCTACCAGGTCCTGCTACTATTTGTTGTAATACAGATCGTATTTGTTTGAATGTATCTTTTTGTAGGTCAGCTAAACTTCTTTGTTCAAGATCCTTTTCAACAGACTCAGATAAAGTCATGTTATTGGCTTTAGCATAATCTAATTTTTCTTGAGCTGATTTAGCTCCTGCTGCTGCAAATTTAGCTTCAAGTTCTTGTTTACGAAGCATATCACCCATTTCAGAGGCACTCATTCCAAAGGCTTCAGCATACGCTTGTCTTTGGAGTGTATTCATTCTTTCAAATTTATGAATATTACCAACTTGAGTAGCTATTTCACTCATTAATTTAGAAGTATCTCCTGATAACGCAGCTGATCTTGCTCTTTCTAAATTAAGAGCCTTTCCAGTTAATAATTCAGCTTTAAGTTCATTTTCAATTGATGTTTCAAAGTTAAGTAATGATTCACTTACTTTATCTACTTGTTCTAATGTTAAACCTAATTTATCAGCTTGCATTACAGCTTTAGTTAGTTCAGTAACATTACCTTTAAACCTAGTTAATATATCACCACTAACACCACTTACTTTCTTTAAAACATTCTGATATGATATAGTACCACCAACTTGAGATTTTTGAATCACAGCGGTTTTTATAACAGTGTCAAGAATTTCTTTATTAGTTTGACCTGTTGCTTGACCTAACTGGAATATTTTAGCATTTTCCTCAGCACTTACACCATATAACTCAGATAATCTAGCTGCTACACCTGCTTCTTTATCACTTATAGCTATAGATGTACCCATAGCGTCGTTTAAAGCAAATCTAGCTTTTAATATTCTTTCTTCATTTAAGAAAGCGTCTTTCTGAGTGGTTAAATATAATGTAGCTGATTGGTATAATTTTTCAGATTCCTGTCTGCTTATACCTAGTTGTTTAGCTTGGTCTGTTAGTAGTTGATCATAATCATTAAATAAATCAAATGCTTTTTTAATTATGAAAATCTGAGCTCCTATAAGAACAGTGTAATCAAGGGCTTTACGGAACATTTGAGTCACACCTGTTGATACACCAGCTCCAAGAGCTTTAAAAGAACTACCTGTTTGAGCTGCTTTTTCATTTATAGCTGTAACTATTTCTTCAGCCTCAACTAATTGACCAACAATAGGTATTTTAGTTAATCCAGTGAATATATCACCTATTACGCCAGCTGTTTGTTCTATTTTTTTAGCTTCAGCATGTTGTCCTCTAAGAATAGATAATTGTTTCTCACTAGCTTCTAAAGCATCTTCTCTCCATCTTATCTCTTCTTGAGTTAATGTACCAATTTCTTGTTCTAATAAAGCAAATGTTGTTCTAGTTTTATTTTGTTCCTGTAATGCTTTAGCAATTTGGTTTTGTACTTCTTTAGATTTTAAAGCACCACGACTTATAGCTTCTTGGTTTGTAGCTATTGTAAAGATATCTTTAGAGGCTGTCTTAAGAGATCTAGCTATATCTTTGTAATATTCTTGAGCAGTTTTTTCAACCTCCTTACCAATTTTTTGCTGTAACTTTAATTGTTCAGATAAGTTAGTAGCAATCGAAACTAAGGTACTATTTGTTACCTTTAGTTCCTCATTCATTGATTGTTGATTCTGTATATCTTGTGGATCAGCCATTTAAACTAGTTTATGCCGCGTATAAATATGAAAGCGCCTATTTTTTAGGCGCTTTTGTTGTAAATGCGAAATCTGGTATTGGGGGTGGTTGTGTTGGTTTTTTGCTAGGCTGTGCGGGTTGTTCTTTACCGTTATTGAATTTAAATTTATTATCCATTTCTTCCTGTTGCTTTTGAGCAGTTTCAGAAATTTTTTGGATATAATAATGCCTATATCTTACTGGTAGATTATAAACCTCATCATGAGTCCATCCACCATTACCATGATAACAAAGTAAAAATATTTCTTCTAATAATATTTTTTTATAAGCCGGCGTCAGGCCAAAAAAAGTTAACCCCGATTGGTAAGTCAACGCCCTCCAATACGTCACCATTAGCTTTAACAACATCAACTTTCATATCAACATCTGGAGTTATTTTGCTAGTATATTCACGTAATGCTTTAACGTCTCTAGCTAACATGTTATCAGCAAATTCTCTAATAGTAGCTGATTCTCTATCTCCATTAACTGCTATAATCATATGTTTCAAACGAGTTGTAACATCATAAGAACCATTAGCGTTAATTTTTTTCATTCCGCTAATTTCTTTATCTATTTTAGCATCATCACCATGTGTTAATAACTTAAATGTGATTGTAACTTTAGAAAAAGGTAATTGAAATTCAAATTCATTTTTACCTCTAGTAAATAATGATTCATCAATTGGTCTAGCTTCGATTGATGTTAGATCAGATTTAGCTTTTTCACTAACACCTGTATTAGGATCAGTGTAAATAAACTCATAATCTTTACCATAACCTAAAATACGAGCTGCTACTAAAATAGCATTTTTATCACCATTCAATAATTCATTGTAATCAACTCCTGGTGTTACAATCATTGATTGTAATAATTTATCAATAACAGTACCTTGACGAATAAAGTTAGCGTTAGATAGAATATCTTCTTCTTTAGCTGTCATATACTTCATTTCAATAACACCTGAGGATAATGGTGATGATTCTGGGTAGATTAATCCTTTAGAAGGTAAATCGATTTGTTCAGTAGGAAACTTAAATTTTTGCTCCATAACGTTTTATTAGTTTTATATATATAAATATACGAAGATAAAAAAAGCCATCCAAATGGATGGCTCTTTAAATGTTGTATATTACTATTAGTAGTTAAGGATACAATAATCCATTGCTACTGTTAAGCTAATAGAGATATAAGCTTCATTTGACCAATCATATTCGCCAAAGTTAGCTTCTTTAACATAAGCACCTTTAACGATCCACTCACCTACTACATCACCTACTGGACCTAAAATGTCTAAACGTAAGTCTTTTTTATAGAAGTCAGAGTAACCATCACGACCTGTTACTGATTCATGTGCTAAACGAGCCCATTCCATTACTGCTTGAGCGCCTGATGGAGTTACAGGGTCGTACATTTCTAAAGTCATATCATTCCATCTTACTTTACCTTTTACTTTACGGTAAACGTTAATGTGGTCTAATACGATTTCACCCGCGTTAAATGATGGTGTTGAAGCTTTTTTAATTAAGTATGATGGTACACCATCGATATACATTAAAAAGCGATTTTGAACTTTAGGTTCAAACGCTGTGAACATTATTTCGGTAGGATCTAATACTGCCATTGTATTGTTTGTTTAATATAAATATTAATAATTGTTATTTCTATGCACCTGTTTTTGTTGGAGTTGAATTCTTTTCATTTTCAACATCTGATTGCATTTTATTTAAGTAACTCATCACCATTTTGTAGTTCTGATTACTATCAAGACCAGATAACTGAGAACCTTTTTTATTCTTTAACCACAACATTAATGCTTCAATCACTCTAGAGTAATCTTTTACATTAGTTACTGCTGATGCTATTTTTGTTAAAGAAGAACTAACGCCAGCAACCGAAGTATCGGCTGCTGCGTCGTCCTTAAATTCTTTTATTTTTTTATTTTCCATTGTTTAATTATAATTTTATTAACTTCCGAATTCTACACCAGTTGGTAAGATGTTGAAGTCTAATAAGATAAATTCAGCTGTTCTAGTTGGTTGTAAATAAATTTGACCTACTAACTGATTTCTATCAA